GAAGCCGGTGACGGACCCGCCGGACCGCAAAACCAGCGATGCTTCTTCGGTCATCGAGAACGGCCCCAAGGCGTCGAACGGCGAGACCCGCGAACCCGAAAAGCTGTCGGGGTCGGTGAGGGCGTGCCCGCTTACGCTTTCGAGCAAGAGGCCTGGCGTATTGAGCGGATCGGCGCCCTGCGCGTTTGCTGGGTCAGCAAAGAACGCCAGCGTGCTGTCGGGCGCGCCGACGTTGGCGTTGAACGTCAAAGACCCCGAATTGTTGATGAACGTCACGGGGGCGGTGAAGCCGGTGTCGCTCGCCAATAAGGTCACCGTGCGCGGTCCGCCGGCCAGGTTCTCGATGTTGGACGACGAGAGCTGCAGCGAGTTCGGATTGCCGAACGCCGATTGCGCCAATGTCAATTGGACAAAAACCCCGCCGACGTTCTGGTCGACGGTCAGAAGATTGTTGGCCCCGCCTGAGAGGTCGCACGACAATTGCCCGTCAGAGCAAGTGAACGTCGAGCCGCCGACGTTGATCGACAATTGTAATGCGGCCTGCGCCGCTCCCGCCATCAGCGCCAACGCCGCCGCCGAACTCAAAAACCGCTTAATCATGATCGTCAGTCCCTTTTGCTAATATGGTCTGGGGTCGGTCCGACACCCGCCAACCCCATCTTGCACATACCAGGCCAGGATGTCATTCATGTCTCGATGATGCTGCTGTTCACCAATCAGGAAAAAGATGGCTTAGGCCACATCCTGCAATTGATGCTGGAGGCCGAGCAGCCCGAATTGATGCTGACCCTGCTGCGCCATGTCGCCGAACGCAAAGCCTTCCTGGTCACCCGCCACAAGATCAGCGTCGAGGATTCCGAGCGCTGGACGCGATTGGCCGACGCCCTGCGCGCCGCCGAGGCGGTTCAATCGTCCTTGAAGACACGGTAAGCTCCCCACAGCACGAGCAGCGCCGCCGGCGAGAACAGCACAGCCCACGCCAGCCAATTGCCCGTCAGGCGCCACATCACGATCGACAGCATCAAGCCGGCCAAGCCCTGCAGCAGCATGTTGACGCCAACCTGCATGAAAACCTCGATCAGCCAGGCTCGAACGCGTCATGCCGGTCGCCTTCGTCCTCGTCAAAGTAAAAATTCTGTTCGTCTTTGGGGCATTCCTCGCGCATCACCACCATGCAGCGTCTGATCGAGGCAGCGCTCGTTCCAAAGCTTTGCGTCTGATGATCGCAACGACTGCAGGTGGCTTCGACGCCGTTGACAAGACCGTAGTCGCCATGGAGTTCGACTTCTTCCACACTGCAGGAAACACGCATCGCGTTAGACTCCGGCTAACTCCATCAGCTTGGCGACGAAGGCGTTGGTTGCCTCGCGGCAAGTTTGATCCAGTTCCTTCATACGCTTGATGGAAACGTGCTCTGGATCGGCGGCGTCGAGCCGCCAATAAGCAATCACCGCTCGATCGTAGGTGCGATAGAGCTTGCCCAGCTCGGTTTGGCTAAAGCGCTCGTAGCGCTCGCGCTGGGCGTGCCATTCGTCATCAGCGCTCATTGCTTCGGCCCAAAGTCTGCCTCGATCTGGTCGGCCATGTCGCGCAACATCTTCGGCAAGCTCAGCGTAACCTCCGGCGTCGCCTGGGCGGCGAACCCTTGGCCTCGATCGCCGCCGATCACAATCAGGATCACGCCAGAAGCCCTGGTGCGCTCCCGCACCCACGTGACTTCGTCATCGTACTTGCTGCGGCCGATCGTCATGCGCGCCTCATGTCAGCACGTCGGGGAATTTGCCCAGCACGCGGATGCTGACATAGTTCGACGTCTCGCCACGCCAAGCGTTCCAATAGCGCAGTATAAATTCAATCCGCGCTTCGGTGCGCCGCTCATTGTAATCGCCTTGCGCCGGCAGGCGGTTGCGCAGATGCAGGATCGGACTGCCGTGCTGGAGGTTCGCGCCTTCGGCGAGCTTGGCGAAGAACGACTCGCGCGCTTCGACGTTTACGTCCGGCGTGCTGGAGACGATGACATAGGCCGCCGCAATCGCCGTTATGGTGTGGGTCCGGCGAATGAACGGCTCCCGTTGAAAACGATCGATGGCCGCGTCAATCGCCACGCGGCGACTATGATACTCAGTAATCGCGTCTTGTTTGCTGGGAATGCCGATTTTTTGCTGCGCATGGGTGATGCCCATACGGAAGGCGAACAAATTTTTCGCCACCACCGAGGCAATGGCGGCGTTGGGCGCATTCTGCATTGACAGCAGGCTGGCGGCGCTGCGCACCACGCCCGAGTCGACCGTCAAGCGGCTGGCGCGCGGCGGACCAAAACAAACTAGGCAATCGACCGCTTTACCGGCCGCGATGATGCCCAGCAGGCGATGCTGGCCATCGTTTAACGTTCCTTCGTCGCTGATGATGATCGTTTCGCCGTTGAGCGTGAAATGACCGCTCAAGATGTCGTGCTTGACGATGTCGACCTTGCGCGGAATGACCTTGCGGTTATCGACATTCGCATCCATGAAGCGCTGAGCGATTTCCGGCGTGACCTTTATGACCTCGGCGAAAATTCCCTTCTGACCACGCGCGACCAGGGAGGAAAACCAGCTCAAGCTCGGCGGCAGTGGGGGCAGTTTAGCAATCGGTGTCGACATCATGCTTGTCCTTTCGCTCATTTCTCTAGCTCCTCGACGCGGTGTTCGAGCCTCTCAATCCTTTGGTCATGGTTAAGATTCGCCAGCCCCACCTCGCCAATCTGTTTGACGAGAGCTTCAAGGGCTTCTCTCGAACGGCGCATTGACAGTTGCATGCTCCAAGCCATGGAGGTCGACGCGATCAACATGACTAGCACTGCAATCAGTAGGATCTCGTCAAAGATCATGCCCTGCGCTCCGCTTTGTTGAGTTTGGCGATCGCGTTCACCGCCCGCACCATGTCTGGGTCGCCGGCGACCTCGACCACTTCGGCGTCGGTCAAGGCGCGCACGGTGAGATCGTCGGCGTAAAGCATCACATGCGCGCAATGTAAGCAGATGGCGATGTCGCCCGGACTGGGGATCGAAGGGTCGTTAGGATCGGCCGGCGTGCCGGCGTCGATCGCGGAGCCACAGTCGAGGCAGTGATTGAGCGGCGTTCGCGTGGTCGCTGCGTCGAAGGCCGCCTTGCCGCGATGGACGGTAGCGTGCTGCATTCGCTCATCCCGGAACAGATTAAACATGTGGCCCTGAAAAACGCTCGCGTCTTTGTCTTCAGGCAGGGCGATGACGACGCCCGCAGCATTGCGCTTGATGTGGTAGACCCGCGCGCCGCCCTTGCCGTTGCGGTTGAAGGCATGGAGCATCAACGCCTCGCGCCGGTCCGGGTGTTGGGAAGGCGGTAGCTGGGTAGGCCGCTTGGCGTTTTCAGTCGCAACCCAAACCTCGCTGGTAAAGGCATAGCTGTGCGCGTGCCGATCTTTGAGCTTATCCTTGATCATCTCGACCACTGCGAGCTTCTCGGCGTCGTCGCCCCACGGCGTGACGATCATCTCGCCCCGCTTATTGTCGAATTGGATCCACCAAGTCGGCGCGAGCTGCATGTCGAGTTCGCCAAGCAGCATGAATTCGGCGTGGTCGAGCGCCATCGCTTGCAGTTCGTCGACCGTTCGAAGCTTAGCCATTAGCGCCCTCGCAGGTATGCCTCGTCGTCATTGTTCAAACCGTCATGGGGCTCGCAGAAGCCCCGTAACGCATCGATGATCTCATCCCATCCGTCTTCAGGACCGGCCTGCGCGGCGTCAAATTCGCCGTCACTCAAGTTCTGGTAATCGCGCCAAGCGGCGATGAAAGCGGCTCTCGCCACTTGCCGTGGGTCGAGGCAGCCTTTTTTCCGCTTGCGCAAAGCATTCACGGTTTCCTCGATTGCGGTGACGAGGATTGCCTGGTCCTCCATCACCTCTGTGACATCGCCTGGCACCGTCACAAAGCGCCGCGCAAGCACACTTTGTATGAGCAGACGTGCTCCCCCCTCTACGGAAACAGAATCATCCAAGATGTACATCAGGCTTTCTCCGGTAATTTGAAGATCGGCGTCGCCTTGAACACTTTCGCCACCCAGCGATCGTGGCCGGCCTCCGCTTCATCCCAGGTGGCGTAGCGCTCGACGTCTCTGCCGTCGTCGAAACCGAACACCATCGTCTCGAACAACTCTGGCTTGCCGTGGCCCCAAGCGTGGTCGATCCCGAGGAACACCGTCGAAATGGTGACGCCGTCCTGGTGGGTTAGGCGCACATGCCGATCGGTCGTCACCACAAACTCCGCCCACGTCATCATGTCGCATGGGACAGGTTCATGACCATCAAGGATGTAGCAGTGATCCATTCACGCACTCTTGCGCTCGTCGTCGACAGCGGTCTTTTGCCATAAGCCCGGTCCGAGCAGCGCCAGCTCCTCCGCGCCATAAACCTGGAATTCGCCGCAAGCTTCGCATTGGTAGCGTCGGGCGTCGGGTTCGCAGCCGCCTTGCTCATTGCCGCAGGCCAAGCAGAAGCCGGGGTCGTCGAGCGTCGTCATGTGGCGCTCGCAAGCGTCAATGATGCGCGCTTCGGTGATCGACGAATGAATGCGCATGGGGTTTTCACCGCTGTTCGAGATCGTTCAACCTTTTCGCTATCGTCGCTAATGTCGATTGCAGGTCGTTCTTCATGCCGACGCGGGTTTCGATCTCATTGATCCGCGTCCATATCGTGTTGATTGAGCGGTGGGTTTCTTGCTGGTGGGTGAGCACCGAACGCAGCTTGTCGCTGGCGAGGTTGAACGCCCGTTCGAGCCTGACCACGATATAGGCCAAAACAATGCCGTTGAAGATAAGGGCGATTGTCTGGATCTCGTCGACCCATATGCCGTTGTACCCGGTCACGACTTAACGGCTTTCAACTGCCCTTGCGGCTCGCAAGCAAAATTCATGAGTTCCCGCCAGTCGGACACGCTGAAGCCGCTCGCACGCCAAAGGTCGGCCACTGCGACGCCGAGCACCAGCACGATCTCTGGGCCGAGGTCGTCGTAAGCTTTTGCTACGGCCGGGAGGATTTCCTTTTGTAATTCGTCAAACGCTGCCTTGATTCGGCGTGCGTCGTTATCGTCAGCCATCGCACTTCCCTTCCCTCATTTTTTGGTTTTCGATTGTTGGCGCTCGTCCCGTAGCAAGAGCCCCTGAATTTCATGTGCAATCTCGGCTGAGACAAACCGGGCGATTTGCACAAACACCCGATCGTCGTCCCCATGCGGCCGAGTGAACGACCAATCTGCGGCGCCGTGGTGCGCGGCTTTTACGAGCGTCTCCGGTGCAAGATCAGAGACTTTGACTTTGAGCACCTTGGCCAGTTTCTCCAGGTTCTTCGCGTCGGGAAAATTCTTGCCGTTGACCCACACCGAAATTCGGTCGCGGCCTCTGGCGACGAATTTGCCTTCGGTGTTGGTGTACCGATCCCAGATTTTCGCGGCCAGGTCGGACTGACTGAGTTCTTGTTGCGCCATCAGTTTCTTCAATCTTTTGGCGAATTCCATATCGCGGACGCGCTCCTCCGGGAGGCGCGCTCCTATGATGCGTGGCATTTGGTTGATAGATTTCAGCATGGCCGTCTCTCGCGGGTTTGGGCGACTCAACCCGCGAACATTTACAACAGTGTTGGGCGATAGACAACTCAGTTGGCCAACCCACGCGCATTCACACTTAGATGACATCATGGTTAGCGATTGAGTCAAACAAATTTTGGCCCTGCTCACATTTATGTGGAGGCGATCAAATCATCGTGAGCGCTTGACAGAGTGTCGGGCGCGTCGGTAGCCTTGTTGTCATCGATCCCAACCCCATTGGCGCACCTCCCATGCCTGTAAATATCGTTCGCGTCGATACGTCAGCTTCGCGCTATCATTTCGATTCCCTGAAGCATGGCGACGCGCTGGAAGTCACCAGCAAAGCCGGGGCGCAGGAAATGTTTCGGCGTTGGAAGAAAGCCAAAGGCCGGCGGGGTCGACTGGTCCCCTCCCGCGATTCTGACAACCTCTTGTTCTTCATTGACGACGACGAAACGATCGTCTGATGCGCGTCCTGGGAATCGACCCTGGCGTGCGCGGTGCTTACGCGCTCCTCGCCGATGACGGGATCTCGCCGCCGGTCGTCGATGACCTCCCCGTTGTCGGCAACCAGATCAACGCCGGCGAGTGGCGGCGCGCCATTAAAAATCTCATGCCGGTGGACATCGCAATTGTCGAGCTTGTTCACAGCATGCCGGGGCAAGGGGTTGCGAGCACGTTTCGCTTCGGCATGGCATGCGGAATCATTCGCGGCGTGCTGCTTGGCGCCGGCGTGCCGATCATCGATGTCACGCCCAACACTTGGAAAAAATTCTTTCGCCTCAACAATGAAGCTGAAAAGTCACGCGCCCTCGCTTGCCAGCGGTTCCCGAATCTCCCCGGCCTCGCCAGGAAGAAAGACCACAACCGAGCCGAGGCGCTCCTGATCGCTCTTTGGAAACTTGAAACCGACGATCCCGTTTAACCACGAGAGGGGCATATGGACGGTGAGGCTGGCAAACGCGAAGGCATGGCGCGTGCGGCGCGGGCGTCTAACCCGGCCTGGTGGGTCTTCACCATCGAATGTGTGAAGGAAGTCGCGTACCGCTTGCCGTACTTCAGCATGGACGAAGTGGAAGCGCTGCGAATCGCCCGTCAAGGCCCAGGCACGCATGAGCACCGCGCCAACGGTCCGCTGTTGGCTTACGCGGCAAAGCTTGGCTATTGCGCGCCGACAATCGATTGGGTTCCATCGGTCCAGAAAAACAATCATAAGCGCCCGATGCGCGTTTGGCGGAGCAAAATCTATCGAGGTCCGATCCGCTTTCGTCCACCTCTCCGCAAGCCCCTCGACCCTCGCAACCTCAAGTTCGACCCCCTCCAGCGAACGCGATGGAGCAAGATTTAATGGAGCTGTGGCTGCATCAGGTCAGCGGCGTCGCCTTCGCCCTGCGCGAGAAGAAGGTCGCGCTGTGGGACGACACCGGCACCGGCAAGACCGGGACTGCGATTGCGCTTGCCGATACGATCGAGGCGATGAGCATCCTCGTCCTCGGCCCGGTGATCGCGATCGAGCATTGGAAGGCGCAATTCGCCAAGCATGGCCGGATCGACCGCAGCGTTGCGCTCGTTCGAGATCCCGACGCGCCGCTGCAGGCCAATGTCACCGTCGTCCCCTTCAGCCTGATCTCGAAATATCCCCGCCTGCCTAAGCGGCTGCGCCAGTATCGCTATGACCTGGTGATCATCGACGAGGCGCACGCGCTGATGTCGATGGAGTCGAACCGCACGCTAGCGGTCTATGCGATCGGCAGCGAGAGTGGCGGCCTGCAGGACTGCGCGCCCTATGTCGTGCTCCTGTCGGCGACCCTGGCGCCCAACGGTCGCCCGAACGAATTGTACACCCACCTGCGCGCGCTGCGGCCGGAGCTGCTCGGGCCGGCGATCGGCTACGATTCCTTCGTCAGCCGCTATTGCCTGATCAAGTTTGGTCGGAATGGGCGCGAGACGGTTGTCGGCCCAAACAAGGCGACCGCGCCCGAACTGAAGCGGATCATGAAGCGTTTCGCCCGCCGGACGAGGAAGAAGGACGCGCAGAATCTGCCAGCGGTCATCGCTGACACGCTGCCGGTCAACGTCGTCGACCTGGTCGTGCCCGAAAAGCTGATGCAGGAGTGGCAGGTTTCGGAATCGCTGCTCGCGCGCGACATCGGCAGCGCGACCGGCGAAGAGGCGCTCGCCATCGCCCGCTCGTCGCCGCACTCGGCGACCAATCGCCGGCTGACCGGCATCATCAAGGTGCAGGCGATGGCGGCGCTGCTCGAACCAGAGATGGCGGCCGGCCGCAAGGTCATCGCGTTCAGCGTTCACCACGACGTGATCGACGCGCTCGCTGAACGCTTCAAGGGCCAAGCCGTCACCCTTGACGGTCGCACGTCGCCGGCAAAGCGCCAGGCCAACATCAAAGCCTTCCGCGAGAACCCAAAGATCCATTTGTTCAATGGGCAGATCAGCGCCGCCGGCGAAGTGATCGACCTGACGCCGTGCTCGCTCATGTACTTGATGGAAACAGACTGGGTGCCGAAAACGATCACCCAGGCAATCGGCCGCGCCAACCGGCCCGGCCAGGTCGAGCCGCTCATGGTGTGGGCGCTGACGCTCGCCGGCTCGATCGACGATGCGCTCACCCGCACGCTCGTGCGCAAGGCGGCCGACATCGCAATGCTGGAGCCCACATGATGTTAGCCGACGACATCCTTACCGCCGTTGAGGTTTGGGGAGACGATCCAGCTCCCGTATGCCAGAGGCTGGCGCTCCTGGCCCCCAAAATCAAACAAGCGGAGCGGTTTCAGTTCGACGCTGCGGCGGTTGAGGCGGTGTTAAACCTCGTCCAGTCAAAGCCCTCATCGATCTTGGAGGCCGCCCAACAGTTTGCGCGTCCACCCTATGACGTCACTTGGATAGAGTGGCCGATGCCGGACGATCCTGTTCCCTTATCGGATGACGAACTGCGGGCCAACGCTATAGGCGCTTTAATCGAGACTACACCCTCTAACGTCATATCGGTCTCTCTCGCTCATCGTTTCGATAAAAAAGCCTTTTCCAGCATGCTCGATGAGATGGAAATCTCCCCTCAAAAGCGGAAAAAACACGAATGTCTTTTTGCTCAAACAGAAGCGCTCTGCGCAGAGTTTAATTTCAATCAGCGGGTTTTGCCGCCGCATTCAGGGCTCCCCCTATTCAGCGAGCCGCCAACAAACGCCATCGAAGCCGCCGCCATGGATGCTTTCGAACGATGCGTTACGCTTTATGTGTCCGACACAAAAAGCAAAATGACTGACGCCGCGCTCGACAACGCAGCCATCAGCTACCTCAGAATGCTGCGACCGGTCGTCGGGATGCTGATCCTTCTCAACTCCAAAAACTGCGTCAGCATCAATGCCGTCACGCCGCCAGTGGCCCTAAACAAGGCTCGCGTTAAACGTGGGAAATTGCCGCTCATTTCATACCATACCGTCAAGATTGATCTTGGCCGGCGCGATGCTCGGCAAGCGTCAGCCCAGAAAATGCCCGACGCTGAAGTACGCCAGCACCTGGTGCGCGGCCACTTCAAGATCCGCAAGACCGGCGTCTATTGGTGGCGAAATCATATTCGCGGCGCCGTGACGGCTGGGGCGGTCGAGCACAAGAGTTATCGAGTAACGGCATGAGACTGGTCAGAGCCCCGCTCATTCTCGTCCTCCTGCTCAGCGCCCAGCCGGCGCTTGCCTGTCATCACTACAGCACCTGGTCCTACCCTTGGCCCCAATCGTGCAAAGTGACGAGCGCGCACCCGGCGCCGCACAAGGCGCCGCCCGTAAAAATTGCAGCACGATCGCCGGCCCCACCGCCGGCGATCGCGCCCACCGTCGAAGACCCGGCAAGAGCCCAGGCGATCGAGGCGCTCAAGCAGGCATTGCGCTCGCGCGTGGTGCAGACGCTTGAGCTGCAGACTATCGGTT